GTCGAGACTATCGACAACCCCATCGGCAAGATACCGGCGGTCAACATACCGGCCAACCGATCAATCGTTCGCGGCATTGGTATCAGCGACATCTCTGACATCAGCTATATGCAACAAGCGATCTACCAAGAGCTATCGGAAATCGAACAGCTTATCCGCATCTCTAACCATCCAACGCTTGTGAAGACCTTTGACACTGACGCGACTGCTGGTGCCGGTGCAGTCATCAACATAAGCGATGACATCGACGCAGGATTAAAGCCGTACCAGATGCAACCGTCAGGAGCTAACCTAGACGCCATCAGAGCCTCTATAGAGGACAAGATCGACTCGATCAATAGGATGGCCCACATGGGCGCAGTACGCGGCACAGAGGCAATGACGCAGTCAGGCGTGGCTATGCAGACTGAGTTCCAGATGCTGAACGCCAAGCTGGCGGAGAAGGCCGACATTCTTGAGCTGGCTGAAGAACAGTTGTGGGAGTTGTGGTGTCGGTGGCAAGGTCACAATCTGCACGAGGTAGAGGTCAGCTATCCTGACAGCTTTGACATTCGTGACTACGGGACAGAGCTTGAGTTCCTACAGAAGACTCGTGCTAGTGGTGTTAAGTCAGTTACGTTGTTGCGTGAGATTGACAAGCAGATCGCAGACCTTGTGCTTGATGACCAAGTGCTTGCACAGGCACACGCTGAGATTGAAGAAGCTACTACAGCGGTCGGTGACTTCACCAAAGAGACGCAGATTTACAAGTACCACATCGATAGTGGAATGGTGACGCCTAACGAGGTGCGTGAGAAGATCGGGCTTGAGGACATCGCTGGTGGAGATACGCTCGTCGAGCCAGTGCAGACGGTAACTGATGGACAGTGAGGAACTCACCAAGGCACTTGCAGGGGCGACCTCTAACCATGAGCGTCGCCTTTTGCGCGCTATGGAGCAGTTGCGGAGCGGCCTAACTGACTTGATGGCTGGCTTGCCTTTGCGTGACGGTCAGCTGTTTGACCTCGACGCGGCGTTAGCACTTCGGACACAGATCGACGGCCTTGTCCGTGACGAATACCTTGCAGTCATAGATGACATCATCCGCGAGTACCCTGACGCCGTAGCATTGACGCAAGAGTTCATGGAGCAGTTCGCGGCCTTTAGAGTTCCGCAGAGCGTCATCGGCCAGTTACAGCAGTTTAGCTTTACAGGCCACGAGGCATTAGCTGATGACTTTGTAGAGGCGCTTTATCAACAGGTGTACAACAACACACTTTCAGGCACGCCATTCTCAGCAAGTCTTGCAGAGCTTAACAGCCTGATTGACGTGGATTTACAGCGGTACTCAAAGACCATGCTACACGACTCGCTGTTCGAGTTTAGTTCGTCAATACAGCAGGCGGCGGCGGCAGAGGCTGGCATTACCAAATTCAGATACGAGGGTGATACGATAGAAAGCACACGGCCCTTTTGTCGCAATCATGTCGGCAAGGAATACACTACTGACGAGATATACGAAATATGGAATGACAGCTGGGCAGGTAAGCGTCCAGGCGATCCATTCCGTGTAAGAGGTGGCTACAACTGTCGGCACTGGTGGGTGCCAATCCCAGAATAGGAGAAAGCTATGCCGTATCACAAGAAAGACAAAAAGAAGAAAAAGCGTAAATCGCGCTGATTTGATATAATTTAACCCACTCGTAAGAGGATTCGTAACATGAGCGATGAAATCATGGCAGACGCGGTAACTGAAGCCGCAGTGGAAACACCGCAAGTTCAGGATTCAAAGACGTTTACGCAAGATGAGTTGGACCGGATAGTAGCGGATCGCGTTGCTCGCACTAAGCGACAGTACGATAAGAAGCTAGATGGTATCGACCTCGATGAAGCTAAGTCTCTTCTTCAACGACAGCAAGAAGCTGAAATTGAAAAGCAGAAAGAGCGCGGAGAGTTCGAGTCAATTCTAAGGCAGACCGTCGAGAAGAAAGATCAAGAAATAAAGACTTACAAGCAACGCCTCGAAAGCCAATTGGTAGACGGAGCGTTACTGACAGCGGCAAGCCGAAACAATGCAGTATCGGCAGAGCAAGTCAGTCAGTTATTACGTGGCTCGGTTCGGCTGTCTGACGACGGCACCGCAGAGGTTTACGATGCGAACGGAACACCACGCTATAACGACCAAGGCGAGCTTTTATCCGTTGATCAGTTAGTCGGTGACTTCTTGACCTCGAACCCGCACTTCGTGAAAGCGTCATCAGGTGGCGCAGGATCGCAGACAGCGGTTGGTGGTTCCACGTCGAAACCTATGTCGGCGGTCGAAATGGAAGCTAGCTGGAATAGCGGTGGCAAAGAAGCCTACCGTGCAATGAGGTTAGCTAATAAATAAACCGCTAATCAAAGGAGATTTATCATGGCGGCTACTACTTCAACAACTCTATCGGATCTCTTCGCTAATATAATCATGGCCGCTCGTTACACGGCCAGTGAGTCGAGCCTTCTCCAAGGGCTTATTACTAACTACGAAATCGGGAACGTAGCTGGTAAGACGATTCAAGTACCTAAGTACCCATCAATCGCGGCGGCTGATCTGACTGAAGGCACTGATATGTCTTCAACCACAGTAACAACCTCAAGCGTTACTGTTACTGTCGGTGAAGTTGGTGCGCAAGTATTGCTTACTGACATCGCGGCAATGGGTGCAGGAAACCCTGCTCAAGAGCTTGGCACTGTATTAGGTAATGCAATCGCTGAGAAAATTGACTCAGACATCATCGCTTTATTTGATGGTTTCTCTGGTTCATTGGGTGCGGCTGGTCAAGAGATTACAGTTGCTGACTTGTTCAAAGCGGCGGCTACTCTTCGATCAAACAAGGTAACAGGCGCAATGGCGGCAGTTGTCCACCCATTCCACGCTTATCAATTGTCAGCCAACCTGACTAACACGTTTGCTAACCCCAACGGTGGCGACCTTCAGAACGAAGCAATGCGCAACGGCTTTGTAGGTTCTATCGGTGGAATCGACGTGTACCAGTCAGCTCTGATTTCAGTTGATGGAAACGGAGATGCTAAGGGCGCAGTATTTGCACCGGAAGCACTTTGTATCGCAATGAAGCGTGACTTCAACCTTGAGACAGAGCGCAACGCCTCTCTGCGTGCTTTCGAGCTTAATGCTACCGCCGTATACGGTGTTGGTGAGCTTGATGACAGCTACGGTGTAGAGATGTTCTTCGACGCGGCACTCTAAGATGTACACGGCCCCTCGGGGCCGTTTTACTCAGAGGTTTATATGGCAGTTAATTATCGCGGTGAAAGGTTTGAGGATTACAACGTGGCAAAGCGTACGCCACGACACGCCTCTAGCTCACACGCGGTTCTGGCTCGCTACAAAGGTGTAATCAAGCTACTACGGTTTGGCGCTCAAGGCGCGAAGACTTATCCACCTAAAGATGGTGAGTCCGCACGCGACAAGGCCATGCGAGCGGCTTGGTATGCACGACACGGGGATACCCTAAAGAACGCAACGCCCTTAGATAAAATCTACTGGGCGGCAAAAATTAAGTGGTGATGACATGGCATTTAGTGACGACAGCGATTTAGAAGCAATCATCCCTGACATTTTTGAGTTTGGGATTCCAGCATTCACTGCCGAACACGCGAAGGCTCAGGCTGACGTGGAGCGAGAGATTCGCAATCAATGGTGGCACCGTAAGGGTATCGCTGGCGAAATGAACTCAAGCTATTTGACGGCGTCACAGTGGACTCGTTCAGCCTCATACCTTGTGCTGTGGAAGTACGCATTACCTCAGTTGACCAACTGGGTTGATGACGACCGCTTTTTAGCGATGATCGACTTCTACAAAGCCCGTTATGGCGAAGAGATGGACGCAGTATTCCAAGACGGCGTTGAGTATGACGCTGATGATGATGGTCAGGTTACGGATAAAGAGAAAGAAATCGTGCCGATCAATCGGTTAAACCGATGATTACCGTAAAAATAGCAGACGCTGAATTTAAGAATTTAAAGAATTACCTGCGAACGCTCGTCACTAAAAATCACAAGCGTTCAATGATGCGAGCGGCGGCAGAGGGCTTGAACCGCATACAGAAGCGGACCAGTCTTGGGCTGGATTTACAGGAGCAACCTTTCCGACCCTACTCAGAAGCCTACAAAGGCTTTCGTAAGAGCAAGGGCAAAGGAACAGACAAAGTTAAGCTGATATTTACCGGCAGAATGCGCAAGTCTATGCAGTATGGTATGCGCGGTCAGGACGGTATTATTAACTTTGATAGCCGACGAGAGGCAGAGAAGGCCGCAATGAATACTCCAAAACGCCCATTTTTTGGCCTTAATCGAGGAGATGAGCGAGCAGTCCGAGAGGCGTACTTTAAGGGGTTAAAGATATGAGCGTTAGAGAAAACATTGCAACGAATCTTGTCACGGCACTGCAAGCCATATCGACCCCCAACGTCAAGAAAGTGACACGTGAGCCATTTGACTTCGACAAGCTGTCAAACGCTCAGTACCCAGCGATCTTAGTTAGGACAGCGAACGAATCACGCGAAGACGCCAGCATCGGCGGCAGTATGTCGAGCAGGCAAGGAACTATCGACTACGAGTTGATTTGCTTTGTGAAGCACAAGAACATCGACACAGCCCGCAATCAGATTGTAGAGGCTATCGACGAAAAGCTCGACGAGGATAGGACGCGTGGCGGTCACGCTATTGATACGCAAGTTATTAGCGTTGAGGTGGATGATGGTACAATAGACCCAGTAGGCGGCGTCATTGTCACCGTTCAAATTCTTTATACATACACACGCGGTGACGCGTAAGGGAGAAAACAAATGGCTACACATAAAGGTTCAACCGGATCAGTCAAGGTTGCAGTATCAGGCGGCACAGAGGCAGTTGTTGGTGAGGTACGTTCTTACAGCATCGACGAGACTGCGGACACTATTGAGGACACCGTAATGGGTGACTCAGTAAAGTCTTACTTGTCTAGCCTCAAGGACGCGACTCTGACTATTGACGCGCTTTGGGATGACGCAGACGCACAGCAATTAGTCCTTGATTCTGGTGCAGGTATTGATTGGGAAATCCACCCAACAGGGACAGGCACAGGCGAGAAGTATTACGCTGGCGCTGGTGTTGTGACTGCGAAGACCATCTCTGCGTCTTATGACGGGCTGGTCGAGGCGTCATTTTCTGTACAAGTATCAGGCGCAATTACAGAAGCGTCGAACTAATGGGTCTGGCTAAAGAGTTACGAGCGCGACGAAAGCAGTCTCGCCGTAAGATAGAGGTCGAAGAATGGGCAGATGATGACGGTTCATTTGCTTTGTATTGTCGCCCGTTAACCTGCTATGACCTCAATGAGCTACAGAAGCGACACCCACAGGTGATGGTCAATCCTAGTATTGCGGCAATGGTTGATTTGATCGTAATGAAGGCAGAAAGCAAAGATGGCGAAAAGCTGTTCAGTTCTGGCGAAGACAAGATCGACTTGATGGGTGAGGAAACAACAATCATTGCGGACATTGCTAATGAAATGTTTGGGATGATTGATTCCTTTGAGGACGTCGAAAAAAACTGAAGGCCGATCAGTCTAGGATGAATCTCATTGCCTTGGCTGATCGGCTCCATAAGACTATAGAAGAAGTCGAGCAGATTTCGTTCAATGAGTTTTTAGAATGGCTCGCGTACTTCAAGATCATAAGCGAGTCTAAAGATGGCTAAACGCAAAGAACTTCCAATCATCATTAAGCTCTACGACCAGTTTTCAAAGAAACTGCGTGGGCTTTTTGGGATTCTAAATAAATTAAAGAATGCGTTTGTCAATCTTAAAACTGCCATTCTTGGTGCTGTCGGCGTAGGCGGTCTTGGCCTTTTAATTTCCAACTCACTCAAAGCCACTGATGCCTTAGCAAAAACAGCAAGCAGGATAGGCACAACGACTGAGGCTTTGTCAAAACTGCAATATGCTGGACAGCTCGCTGGCATAGAAACCAACACAATGAATATGGCGATGCAAAGATTCGTTCGCCGTACTGCCGAAGCAACAAGAGGCACCGGTGAAGCTGTCGGCGCATTCAGGTCACTCAAAATAAACGCTCAAGAAATACAAGCATTGCCGCTTGATGAGCGAATGCGGACACTGGCCAAGTCGTTCAAAAACCTAAAGAGCGAAGAAGAAAAGCTGGCTGTAGCGTTTAAGCTGTTTGATTCTGAAGGCACTGCCGTACTTAATATGCTAAAGCAAACAGACGCTGAAATGAGTGCGGTGTTTGATGAAGCAAAAAAACTAGGCTTAGTCATTTCAACAGAGACAGCCGCAGGTGTCGAAAAGGCAAACGATGCGTTCACTAGGTTGCAGGCTTTGTTTAACGGCACCGTCCGCCAAATCGTTGCGGCGTTAGCGCCAGCACTAGAAACTCTTTTCACGAAAATAAAAAACGTCAAACTAGAGCTAATTGATAGTAACGGCGGCATAGAAAAGTTTTCTGAGTCGATAGCAAAACAGTTTTTAGGTGCGGTTAAGCAACTGATTTTAGGACTAGAACAGGTTCATCTTGCTCTATTCCCGTTGCTCCATGAGATGAAAGCGAGTGTCTTCGATTTCCGTCAGTTCTTTGGTTTAAACGGACTGAGTGACGCGGAGGAAGAAATAAGAGGGCGAATGCTGAAAATAAGCACCGCCTTAAAAGCAATAGATCAGATGGGAGAAAAACGCGCAAATAGAGCAGTCGCAACTTTAAATTCGTTAGGCTTCCCAACAGTTGATGAAGCAAAAAAAGAACTGGATCGCCTAATGCGTGAGCAAGAACGAGTGATGGCGACTTTCACGCGCCCTGTTAGACCGGAGCCGCCAGATTATTCGGGCTGGATTGCGGCAATTGACAGTTTAGTCAATGCTGTAGACGATCCGATAAGACGTGCCGCAAGCGCGTTTAGTGAGATTGAGTCGTTCGTACCAGCTCCGACAGCATTCCAAAACTTTATTAATAACCTCAACAGAACACGACAAGAGGCTGGTGATTTGACGCCAAGCCTGCAAAAGCTAGGCGAGCAAGCAATCACAGGTTTAGGTGACGCGTTTACTGGCGCGATTACTGGCGCAAAGAACTTTGCAGATGCGATGCGGGCTATGTCTAAAAGTGTAATCGACAGCTTAATAAAATTGCTCGTACAGAAATACATTGTTGATGCGGCATTTGGTGCCATCACTAATATGATTAGCCCTACTGGTGCCAATGGAGCGCCAATATTAACAGGGCCAACTGGGATTGAGTTTGGCCCTGCTCAAAACTATGTAGGAAAAGCGCGCGGCGGCCCCGTCACTGGTGGCCGACCTTATGTGGTCGGTGAGAAAGGACCGGAGCTAATGATTCCCTCGGGTAACGGCTCGATTGTTCCTAATAATCAATTAGGTGGCGGTGGCATAACGGTAGTGCAGAACATCAACGTGACCACAGGCGTACAGCAAACCGTACGTGCAGAGATAGCTAACCTACTGCCTCAGATCAGTAACGCGGCCAAGTCTGCTGTCGCTGATGCTAGAATGAGAGGCGGTGGCTTCAGCAAAGCAATGGTAGGTGCATAATGGCGGCGTTTCCAAATGTAGGCTTTACTGCGATGACGATGCGGCTCAGGTCAGCAACGGCTGTCAGTCAGTCACCGTTCACCTATGACCAGCAGGTTTATCAGCATCAAGGTGTGAGATGGGAAGCAGAGGTTCAACTGCCACCATTGAAGCGTTCTGATGCCAAGCAGGTAGAGGCGTTCTTTGCCTCTCTACGCGGTCAGGCTGGCACCTTTACGATGGGCAACCCCATACACAATACGACCGCCACAGGCGCAATCACGAGCGGCACAGCGGGTGCTACGACTGTCACCGGTTCGACGTCAGGCGTGGTCGCTGGTGATTACTTTGAAACAGGCAGTGCGCTATACATCGTGACCGACATTTCTGGAAGCTCGATCAGTATAATGCCGCCACTTCGATCGGCGATTAGCTCATCGACCCCTATGGACTTCACACTGCCGAAAGGCACATGGCGACTAGCAAGCAATGACATTGGATGGAGCATCAACGAGGCTAGTTTGTACGGTTTCACTTTTGCTTGCATTGAGGCTATATGAGCAGATCACTGACATCAGCGATGCAGTCGGCAGTTACCGCCGATTTAGTACGCCCGATCATATTAGTACAGTGCGCGTTTGATTCCGGCAATCTAAACCTATGGAATGGCGTGGGCAATCTTACAGTCAACAGTGTTGACTACGTAGGTGCTGGCACATTGTTAGCCATCGGTGAAATAGCAGAGACGTCAGAACTAAAAGCCAACGGCATCACAGTCACCCTATCAGGAATCACTGACCCGTTATTAGCGAAGGCGCGTGACGAGGACTACCAAGGCCGTGAGCTAAAAGTATTGCTTGGCGCTATGGATGCTAGCAACGGCGTCATAAGCACGCCTGTAAACGTGTTTAGTGGCTTCATGGACACGATGGTTATTAATGACTCATCGGAAACCGCCACGATACAGATAGCCGTCGAGAATCGTTTGATTGGTTTTGAGCGCACTCGTGTCAGAAGGTACACAGCAGAGGATCAACTAATCGACTTCCCTAATGACAAGGGCTTGGAGTTTGTTGCTGACATGGCTGAGAAAGAGATTGTGTGGGGACGCAGTGGTGTAGTTGGTGGCGGCGGGCGTCCAAATGCCGATCCAGATGCACCGGCAAACCCGCCACAGCTTCCGTAATAACTAAGGGACTAGTCATGGAATTTGCGATTGAAAACCTAGCAAAAGTCAGGCGAGAGATTGAGCCTTTGCTTCAACAGCACTGGCAAGAGATAGCGTTAAACAAAGACATTATCAAGATGAATCCTGATTGGGAAGGTTACGCACGACTTGATAACGTCAACGCTCTTAGGATTTACACAGCTAGAAAAGACGACGTAATGATGGGCTATTTTGTTGTCATTGTTAGTAAGTCACTGCACTACCGTGACCACTTGTTCGCTAACAACGACGTCATCTTTTTGACTCAGCCAGCGCGCAAAGGTTTGACCGGCGTAAAGCTCATTAAGTTTGCCATTGAGTCACTAGCGGCTGAAGGCATTACCAAGCTACACATAAACACAAAAGCGCATCAGCCCTTCGACGCAATCCTCGAGCGATTGAACTTTGAAGAAATCGAACGCGTCTACTCTTTAGTTCTGAGGTAAGCACATGGCTATTTCGGCGATTGCGGCTATAGGCTCGTATTTAGGTGCATCACTAGCCGCTACAGCATTTTTAACAGGATGGGCCGCAGTTGGCGCTTTTGCTTTAGGCGCTGGTCTTTCGATGGTTTCTCGTGCTCTTGCACCAAAGCCCAATCTTGGCGCACAGATGCGGGGTATTACGCAGACCAGTCGCGAACCTGCTGGCTCACGCAAAATCGTTTACGGCAAGATGCGCGTCGGTGGTCAGGTTGTATTCATATCTAACTCAGGTGATGACAATAAATACCTGCACATGGCGATTGCTTTCGCCAGCCACGAGATAGAAAGCTACGAAGAGATATGGTTTAACGACAAGAGAGTCTGGACGCTCAGTGGCGGGTTCCAAAGTGATTGGGGTACATACGTTACTATAGACCGGAAGTTTGGCACGGACGGACAGGCCGCATCGACTGACCTCGTAAACGCCAATGTCCTTTGGACTACTAACCACAAGCTGTCCGGCATTTCTTACATTGCG